CCGCCATTTCACTGCCGACAGCTTCCGCATCAACGCCAGTCACTGGGCTGACCAGTGTGTAGGTCTGTCCTTCTTCACGATTGCCGATCGTGCCGACCTCAAGACACTGCACCGGAACCGTGTAGCTTCCGACTTCTGGTTCCGCCGTTGTCTCGTAGCGCGTCTGGTCATCAGCCATGAAGATCGTGCCGACCGGCAATTTGGCCCCCTCGGTGTAGCTCACCGTCAAGGTGCCCGTGGCCTTGCTGGCCGCCCGTCGGTAGATGCCTTGGATCGATGCCTGTCGCTCCAGATACTGAGCTTCGGCGGTGTCGGCAAAGAGCTGCTTCAGGATCCAGGTGATGAACCCGTACAGCGCGTGGCAGGCATACGCGAAAACCTTGGGCAAAACTCGAAGGTTCGACTGGCGGAGCTGTTTTGCGCCGGCTTCTCGCTCGGCGTCTGTTGTCATCTGCGTGATCAGCTCACGCAATGTCGGTCGATCAAATGCCATTTTTCAAACCCTTCCAAACGTCTGCGAATTGCAGACGGATGTTTTCTGCGTCTCTCGAAAAGAGAACGAGGAGATCGACTCGATCGAGCCCGTTGCGCTCGACAGCGACCTCCACCTTGTCTGCGACGCTCTCTTTGACAAGCCAAGCCAAGGCCTGCTCGGCGTAGTCCTTGCACTTCTGCAAGGTCTCGGTCGTGATCTTTTCTCGGCTCAGAAGCCAAAGCCTTGAGCCCGTGACGGTTGTCGGATCGTCTTCGTAGGTATCTCCCCAGAAGCCGTTTCGACGGCCGCCTTCGACCTCGTCGTCGTCACGTGATCGAGCCCAAGAAAAAAGCGAGATGATCACGGAACGAACCAACTCATTGCCGGCGTACTGAGACATCTCGCTCGGAACGCCGTTGACGATCAGGATCTGCTGCATGAGTCACCTCACTTTGCAGGGCCAGTCGAGCCGCCCTGCGGGCAATCGTGCGTGTGTCCCTTCAGGCTGATGCCGTCGGCAGTCACATCGCCGCCCGTTACCGCCAGGGAACCCGTCACCGAAGCACCGGATCCGCCGCTGACGGTCATGCCGCCAGTGCCGGAGATCCGGCCTGTGACGCTCAGCGTTCCCGTGATCGAGACATTCGACTCGATCATGGTTTGCGGTGCCTTGAGCGACACGTTTCCGGTCACCTCGGCCGACATCGATCCGCCCACCGTCGCCGTGAGGTTTTTCGGTGTGGTGACATCGATGCCATCGCGCTTCAAGTAGACGCGCTGCCCTTGGTCGTCAAAGATGGCCACTTCGCCTTCCTGGACCTGGAGTCGGTACCGACGATCGGCCGTCACCGCCACTACGCCGTGACTTCTGTCACCGTTGAAAAAAAGGCCGAGGCATTCCGCCCCGGCCTTAGCCTTTGAAGTCCACCCGTATGGCTCGAAGTGCTCAAGCCCTTCACGGATCTCTCCTTTCAAAAATTCGCACTGGAGCGTGCGCATCTTTGGCTTGTCGTCTGACATAACCAAAGTCCCGCGCCCAAGCAGTGACTTCAGTCTTTTGATGATGCAAAAACTCATCACTGAACCTCATCGAGCCACGACGATGTCTGCGTCTGAGACTCGGAAAGAGTCGGCGCCGCTTCAAAAGCCGCGAGCGGCGCAAGGTTCAAGGTCGCGGTGCTCCCCTGATCCGAAAGTTGGTACTGCACTTCTGCAAGCAGCAGATCGTCATCGATGCCGAAAAAACTGTCTCGCACATGAACCAAAGTGTTCGGCGTCCAGAGCTTTCCAAGAGCATCGCGCCATCCGACAACCGTGTACGAAACACCTTGAAGCAAGGCTCGTCGACGTCTCTGCTCAAAGGACGCAATTTGTCGACAAATGTCCTGCGTCATCTCGCCGCTCTGATCCATCGCCAGAAGACGGAACCTTTCGGTTTCCGAATCCGTCGTGCTCGCCATGATCTGGTTGGAAGCCGAGCCAAAAGCCTGATCGCTTCCGGATCTCTGTCCGATCACGACGTAATCCGAGAAGATCTCCGTCGCATCCCGCTGGATCGAGCCTTGCAGGACGTTGACGCCCATCTCCAGTCCGCCCGCGGCATTGCCGCCTGCGCCCGGAGAAGTCAGCACCAAACGTCCTGCCGCATCGTCCGTGGCAAAAAGTTGGCCATTTGCCAGCAACCGATTGATCGAATCGAAAACTGTCTCGCCCGGATCGATTGCGTGTTGCGAGATCGGATCCCCCGTCGACACCTGTCGAACGACATCGATGCCGTATGGGCCGCACAAGTCCGCGGCGATCTGCTCGATCGTCTGGCCCTTCCACTGAGAAGCCTGCGGAGTTACCGGCTCGATGATAGTTCCGGAAGGCGGCACCAAACGCGCCGCCGACCATTGTCCTGTCTGCACCGATGTGACGCTCTTTCCGAGCCACGCCGCAGGCGAACAGTCGACAATGTCGGCCGTCCGGCTGCGACCGGACACCGAGACCTGAAGGCTGTCCGCCGCGTAGGACATCGGTGTGGCAAAGATGTATCCGGACACAACAGGATCGTCCTCGATCCAAACCTCCACCGGATCCCCAAGTTTGACGGCCGAGATGACATCCTTGGACTGTGGCCACTGATAGGTGATGCCGACCGTAAAGGATCGGGCCGCCATCGTGATGCCGGCCGTGATCGATACGTCCGTCCATCCTGTCAGCTCTTTTCCGGCAGTCCGAAGAATGACTCGATCACTCATTGATAACCTTCAAAACGTTTGGACAAAAGAGCGGATGCTTGACCGCGTTTCTGACCACGATCTCCTTTGCGCGCGCGGCATCGCCATAAAGCTCCATCGCCGTCACGCAAGCCGGAAGAACCGCTCCAGCGTCGTACTCTGAAAGGCGAGCCGCCGTGCGAGATCGATCTGACAGATCTCGCGACACTGCAGTCGCCGCATTGCGAAGCGCCGTAAAGACGCTGTCGCTTGTGGTATCGAGCATCTCTTCGTCGAGCGTGCCGACGATTCGAGCCTGAGAGGCTTGCATCTCGTCGTAAGAGACTGTCGGCTCGGAACTCGAACTGTCGTCTTCGTAATCGATTTCCGCAATCGCCGCCTCATCATCATCCGGAAGGATCGACGACGTCGACACCGTGCTGTCGATGTCAGTCCCGATCAGAGTCGAGACACCGACAGCCTGCACCAAGATCGCGCTACGCGCTAAGGCGTAGACGGCCTCACGGTTTGTCTCGATCACCTCGGCCGAGTGCGGCTTCACTTGGCTATAGATCGGCTCGTCATCCGCTCCATGAAGGTCATCCACGAGCGAGCACAAAGACGTGCCGACTCGCTGCCATCCTGCGACCGTGGTCGCCAGTCCGGAAAGACCGCAGGCTCCCATGAGCTGAGTCGCAAAAGCTCTCGGATCCGTCGACACAAGATCGATGGCCGAGTTGGCCAAGTCGCTGACGCGGTCAGCAAAACCAAGCACTTCAGCGATCTCCGAGTTCGAGATGATTCCCAGACTGTCGAGAAGGTCGCCGTTAAGCGCATCCTTGACAAAGTCTTCCACCGCCTCGAGGTCGATCGCCTCTGCAAAAGCATCACAGGCCGAGCTCATCAAGCCGTCTGCGGCGGCTCGGGACTGCGACTGCGTCGCTTGCCCCATCTCGGGAAAGGCGTTGAGCCCTGCCTCGACGAAGGTCAGCGTGAAGCGCACAATGCGTCGCGTCTGGCTGAATGACATCGATCCGCCCGGGCGCGCGATCACCTGCACCTCGCCGAACTCCGGATGGACCAGAGTGCCGGGGCCAGGCTGTTCGATCGCGTCTCGCACGGCGTAGGCCTGATCGACACAGTCTTCCCCAAGGACAAAAGCGGAGATCTCGTACTCACGCGCGGCGCGGCCGAGGTCTTCCGTAAAAGGCTCGTCTCGCTGAGGGTACTGATGCGTCACAGTGCGGCGCCCGGCGCTGATGTCGCTCGACTCCACGAAAAATGGGACGCCTCGGAAAGAGGCCGTAAGTCTCTGAGCCATGTCTTACCAGCGCGGCGCGTTCACTCCGCGCCCGCTTCCTTCTGCGTATCTGATCGACGTATTCAAAGCCATGCCTTCAGACGTGCTGCGGGAGATCCGAGTTCCGGGCTGGACGTTTGCAAAGTTCACGTCCAGACGGCCTCGCATCTCTCCGAGCTGAGGCTGAGTCACAACCTGCACCACACGTGGGTCGCTGAAGTTCCCCGACGTGCGGTAGAAGTCTGTCGACCCCATTGCTCGCTTCACGTCTTCTTTGACGTCAAGCGTGATGGTCTTTTGCGGCGAGTCGTCCGTGAAAAGATTCATCAGCCACTTCGGCACGATGCCGGCAAGGGAGTCGGTGAGGCTCGAAAAAGTCGACACCAACCCGTCGACTTTCTCAGTGATCCAGTCGCCCATCGCTCCGAACGTCTCCTGGATCCCTTCCCAGATCGAATTCGCGACGGCCATGATGTCGTCGCCCCACTTTTCCCAAGCGAGGCTGAAGAGACTCAAAGCCGTAAGCGCCCATCCAATCGGACCTGCCTTCAAGAAGGCCTTACCCAAAAACGCCAGAGCTCCCCAGGCGACCTGCGCGAACTTCACAAACCCTGTGCCCCACTTGGCCAACTGCGCTAAAACGAGTTTCGGATCCAAGGCCTTGATCACACCGGTCACACCCTTCGTAATGCTCCAGAAAGCGGAGCCGAGCTTCCATGCACCGAAAGCGGCATGAAGCCCCACAACAACCTTGAACATCGTCCCCAAGTTGTCGGTCACGAAGTTGATGGCCGTTCCGACCATCCCGAACTCTTTCTCAAGACGTTCTCCACCGGCCAAAAGCGCATCGATGCCGCTCACAAAAGCGTCCCAATCGACGCTCTCAAGCCACGCGGTCAAGCGCTTTGCCCACTCGTCCATCTTGGCCGAGATGATGGGCTGGAGCTTCTCAAAGACCGTCTGAAGCTTCTCAGTCAAAAGACCGAAAGCAGGAGCGAGTTCTCCCAGCGTAGAGATCCGAACTCTGTCGAAAGCCTTCGTCAGGCTCGACCACTGCGCTCGGAAGGCCTGCATGCGTGCGATGTCGGAGTCCGACAGGGCATTACCTGCGGCCTTCATAGCCGCTTCGGCATCCCTGAAAGCGGCGGATCCCTGTCTCAGGATCGGCAAGAGTTTGGCGCCAGTATCTTCACCAAAGGCCGAGATGGCCATTCGCAGCTGAATGGCTTCATCCTTCTGCCGGGCCACGGCATCGGCAAAGTCCAGGAAGACCTGATCGGCCGTCTTGATGTGTCCGGACGCGTCACGCGCCTCGATGCCGACTCGCTTGAGAAGTTGTGCAAGCTCGTCTTTGCCGCCGGTGGCGGCGTCAGACAGCTCGATGTTCATATCTCTCAGGCTCTCTGCGAACTCCTGGGAGTCCATGCCTGCGGACTCGGCGACAGTCTGCCAAGCCTGCAATTGCTCGACAGCGACACCCGTCTGATCGCTCATCTTCTTGAGCTCGACTGCCGTCTCGGATGCCGACAAAGTGGCCGCCCACACACCGGCACCTGCACCGGCGAGAGCGGTGAGACCGGTCATCGCAATGCCCGCACCTTTCGCCAAAGTCTCGAAGCCGCTTCGCATCTCGCGACCTGCCACTCGCATCTCGCGCTGCATCTGCTTGAGAGCGGGGCTCATCCGGTCGACAAGCGTGAAGACCGCTTTTAGGTTGGTTTCATGGGTTGCCATAGCTTTCCCGTATCTCTTCTTTCATCTCCGCCATCTCTTCGACCAAAACGGCCAGAAGCGGCAGAGAAGTTTTCATCAGCTCTGCGGGCGACATCCTCCAGAAGTGGGCCGTCCGCAGAGCGACATGACGGAAGGTTAGGAGCTCGGACTCACCGTCTACTCTTCCGAGCCCGCTCCAAAAGCAAGCTGAGTGATCACGAAGTCGCGCATCTGCATGAAGTCCTGCAAGGCCAGCTTGCCGATCTGGGAATCGGTCAGACCACTCACGCGCGTGATGTACGAGCTAAGGACCTTGGTTTCTTCGAGCATCCGACGGCGACCTTCCGCATCAATCATCGGGGCCATCACAGGCCCCAGGCGGATGTAGTCACCCGTCTCGAGGTCACGCAGAGTGACCTCGGACAATCCATCGATTTCCTTGGCAAGTTTGATCGTCAAAGCCATCTCTTAGCTCCACTGACCGGACTTGCCGGCAAAGTCAAAGGATGCTTCACCCGCTTCGGACACCGTAGGCGTCCCGCGCACGAAGGCGTTCGAAAGCGTGAAGACTCGGCCATTGGCCAGCTCTACGCGGATTGTCATTGCCGTGGAGTTACAGATCCGCTCGAAGTCGGTTTCGTCCGTGATCTGCACCGTGCATTGCATGTACGGCGCGATGGTCTGCTCGTCGTAGCCGACGACTTCGTCGCCGACCACGATGTCGGTGCGGTTCTTGGTGGAAAGCGGGATCGTGAAGGATCCCTTGGCAGGGATCGTGGTCCCGTCGACCGTCACATAGGCGGTGCCAGACTGACGTCGAAAAGTCATGTTTGTATCTCCTTAGTACTGAAGACGGAACTGGACGAGCATCGCAAAGATGCGCAGCTGGTTCACAAGATCGGGCGGGAACAAGACATCCAGGCGGTTCGGATCCGTGGCGTTGCGCTCGACAATGATGTAGCTCTTGAAAGCGTCCATGTTCTCGACCAAGCCCGCTTCCATCAGATCGGAGTAAGCCGCGATGAGCTCGGACTTGATGATCGACGGCGTCACGATCGCCTGGCCTTCGCCGAACGTCGTGCCATCGTCTGCGAGCTTGTGGCGGCCATACTTGGACGTGATGCGCGTGCGCAAAAAGCGGATGATGTAGCCCAACGTATGCAATGTTTCCGCATCCTGATAGGAGTTATCCGTCGCACCGTAAGCGTTCTGGATGTAGGTCGTCACAGCGCGCTCGATCTGCGTGTTGCTCGTGGTGTCGCAGAAAGTGGCCACACCGGAAGCGAGCAGGTTTTCACGTTCCGTGCGCGAGAAGCGATCACCGACTCGAGGCGCAGAGATGCCCGTCAGCACAAGTGTCTGGAAGGGACGAGCAGGGTCGGCCTTCACGGATACTGCGATCTGACCTACGGCCGCGCCTAAGCGATCAAAGCCGAAGTTCGGATCCGTCTCGGAGACTGCGAAAACAGTCAGGTGCGGGTCGTTCTGAGCTTCGCCAATCTCGAGCAGATCTTCGACCGCGCCACGCGAAGCGCTGTAGACATGGCCGTAGAGCTGCACGTTGTAGGCCCAGCGTTCAGTCATGGCTGCCTTGGCAGCATCCAGACTGGTCTTGTCGGAGTAGGGAAGCGCGATGAACTCAAAGGGTTCTTCCTTGAGCGCCGCAAAAGCTTCTTCGATGTCCGGGACACCGGTTCCGGCAGTGCCGTCTGCAACTGCCACGCTCACGCCGCCCGGGAGTTCCTGCCCATTGGCTGCGCCCAGAAGATTGACATTGATCGTCAAGTCGTTGCCGATCACGCCCTTGTGCTTGGACGTAACCGTCACCACACCAAGAGCGGCTTGAGCAGTCACGGGCAGATCAACGTCCGCATTGATCGCGGCCGCAATGTGGCCGGCAATGTCCGATTCCGCTTCGCTTGCCTCGACGCCAACTTGCACCAGTTCGTAGCCCACATAAAGGCTAATCGTACCGGCCGCAGTTGCCGTGCCGGTTACTGTAACGGTCTTGGTCGCAGCAACACCGATTGCCGGATCCGCTAGCGGCATCACGTACAGCATGCCGGTCGAATCCTGAGTGCGGTAAGCCGTCACCATTCGATGCAGGATCGAGCCATGGCCGAAGAGCTCGGCGGCCTGCTCGGCAGAGGAGACATAAGTCAACTCGCCTGCAGTGGCCTTGCCTGTCGTCAGCATCGGTCCCATGATCAACGCCTGCATGTCATCGACCGTGGTGTTCGCGGCCGAGTTGTCCACTTCCGCGTAGAAGAGAGGCGTGTAGATCTTCTGCGGGATCGTGTTGAAAGAAATCGCCATGAGTGTCTCCGGCTATAAAAAAAAGGCGCTCTCAAGCGCCTTGGGTTTCGATTTTGATTCTGGCCTCCGGTGTGCCGTCCGGCTTGTGCTCTCGAGGCCCGATCTCGTCGACGTCGATGTCGACGCCTTTGAAAGGTCCCATCCGTTCGTAGGCCACCTGCTGCCAGGTGTCCTCCTTCTGGACGGTCGTGAAGGTCTTGAATTGATAGCTGTAGATCAAACGGTCGCGTGTCAACGCCACCAGTGATCCACCTGTGTATTCGATCTTGTCGTGAGCCGCATCCGGACACCACCGGAGCAAAGCCTTGAAAAGCTCTGCCCTGAGATCGTCAAGCTGATCGGCTGCTTCTTGGCCTCGCTCTGGGTCGTTGTTTTTGAGGATCAGGACAACAGCAAAGTATTCTGTTATCTCTTGATAGCACTCATTCCCCATGTCTTCGAGGATCTCACCGTCCTCATCGAGACGCACGACATACGCAGCCGGGAGTTTTCCCTGCGAAATCACCTTCTCGAGATCGTCGGTCAAAGCGCCCGCCACTTGCGTGAAGCTCGGGCACTCAGCCTGGATTTGAGCAATGATCGGAGCAAGCTTCATTTTTCGAACATCCCTTTGAGTGCTGCGTCTAGACCTTGCATCACGACATTCATAGCCTCAGTTTCGTGCTCGATTGCCGCGTCTGCGATGTAGTCACGTCTCGGCTCGATGCGCCATGAGTCCAACTTTTTCCCCTTGCTCCGTCGTTTGACGCCATATCGAAGGAATGCAGGGTAGAACTTCCATCGGTCATCCTGGATTCGGTCGCCCGAGTCAGGCACGTCCTGAAGTACCGTAAATCCGTATCCGGATCTGTAGTTTCTGACCTTGATGGCCTTGACCGTCGCGCCAGTCTTTTTGCCCGGATACTCTCCTCGCAAAGAGACCTGACGGTTGCTGGCCTTTTTTCGAGCGCTTTTACGAATGGCACCGGAGATGCGTCTCAGATATGGTCGAAAAACTTTCGGGTCAATGTCTGTTTTTCGGAGGCCAATCTCTTCGAGAGAGAAGGTAGCAATCTGAACCGCCTTTTTCATTCGACCTCCTCGACGCGACACACGTCTATGACCGTAAAGCGTTTTGCACCTTCCAGATCCGAAGTTCTCAGAATCTGATAGCGAACGCCTTCGATCTCGATACACACTCGACCGGTGAGCGTCTCAGGTCTGATCGCACTAGTGCGACGAATCGTGATCCGATGCGTCACGCCGGTCTCAAGCTGTTGCTGCCCAAACCAGTAGGTCAATGCGCCGACCGGTTCGAGCTTCGCCCAAACCGTTGCGATCGGCTCGTAGACTTCCTTGAGCGTGACCCCGTCCTGAACGGATGTCCAAGACAGGATGGTGGCTCTTCGGTTCAGAACACCCGGATCAGTCAGCATCTTCCGTACTCCAATCGATGTATCGGTCAAAAGCCATCTGTCGCATCACGCGATCGCGCAGCTCGACATCCGTGGCCGTTCGGTTCTCATACCAATAGGCGATGATCACGCAGACGGCCATGCGAAGGTCTGCCGGCACCTCATCGACGGTGGCCGCGATCGCATTCTCTTTCTCGACATCACCGACGATGGGGCGGCGAAGACGAGTCTCCGCCAAGCCTGTCGCGGCTTCGATCAGAGCCGAGATCACGCTGTCGTCATCGGATCCGTCGACTCGAAGATAGAGCTTGGCCTCATCGAGTTTTACGCAAGGTGTCGTCATGAGTGTCAGTCCCCGGTTACCCGGGGACTTCCGTCAAAAGTTAGGAACCGCTTTCCTACCCAGCGGAACCGGCACCGATCGCCAGATCGCCGCCGACGAAGCAGTTGGCGCTTTCAACAGCGAATGCCATACGGGTTTCGCAACGGATCGTGTACAAGTTCTTCGTGACGTTGTTTGCATCCTGCTCGAACATTTCGATCACAGGAGCGGAACGCTCGTAGATCGTTGCACCCATGATGGGATCCGCGACCATGAACTTTCCTTCGGTCACTTCCGGAGATTCGACCACTCGCAGCCCCCAAGGACGGATGTCGGTACCTGCCTGCAGCGGGCTGCCCATCAAGTAGTTGCCGTTCTTGTCCTTCATGCCTCGGATGGTGTCAAAGTCCATAGGGTTGAGGAAGACGACGGACGGCGTGTAGCCGACCTTGCGCATGGTGGCGCCGCATCGACGAATCAGGTCGAGGACGTTGGAGTCTGCCGGCATGTTGTCTTCGGTGAACCCGTGGACCGTGTAGTTGCCGGTCGTGAAGATGCCCGACAAGTTCTGGCCGGTTCCGTCACCGACAATCAACTGCTTTTCAATACGGCGGTTGAGACCGTACATCATGCGATGGTTGATGTAGGCAGCCAGAGCCGGAGCGTCTTCCGCTAGCTGCTTCGTGACTCGGATGAAGTGTGCGATGGTGCGAACCGGTGCATCGGCTTCCGTGAACTCCATCTTGGATTCGGGCTTGTCACCGCCTTCGGCAGTTTCTGCTGCGGAATTGGTGAACGCCGATTCCTTGAGATAGGAGATCGAGTTCGAAGATGTCGGAACACCAGGGAAGGCGTCCTTCACGGCGTTCGGCAGTTCGGGCTCAGCCTTGATGCCGCGGTAGTCAGCCGGCACAGAACCTGCAGGTGTCACCACCGGGGAGGCAGCAGCGAGAGTCGCCTTCGTCACCTTGCCTGCAATCAGGTCGGCATAGCCGGAGCTCTGCACAAACTGCGCGCCAAGGGTCAAGGGGACTTCCTTGCCTGCGGCGACGGTCTGGGAATTCTGCTGGAGTTCCAGCATCTTTTTGCCGAGCTTGAGCTGTTCTGCGGCGAGTTCCTTGATCTGGTCTGCAAGATCAGCCGTCTGCTTTTCGTCTTCGGCGCGCTGATCGGCCAACTCACCAAGCTTCTTCTCGATGTTCTCGGCCTGCTCAATCAATTTTTCCATGGGATCCATAAGTCACCTCAAATTTTTTGGATACGGTCAAAGATCGCCTGCAGCTCGTTCTGAGCTTTCAGCGCGACATCCCGTCGCGTATCTGCGGCAAAGCAGGCCTTTGCCTTGGAGAGCAGCCATCCCGACTGCCGATGTGAAAGGTTCGCCACATCCTTCAAAAAAGCCTCGAAATCGCGAACGGTTTCGAGGCTTTCGATGCGGCTGTCAATTTCGTCTGCCGATAGGGTTTGTGTGATCCGAGCTTTGGAGTCTGCCGGCGCTGTGACGATGGAGATCTCGTCAAGCTTTCGGATCTTCGATAACGACACGATTCCCTTGTCGTCGGTCTCCGTATCAGCGGCATCAAAGTAGATCGACACCGATAGGCCATCGACCGTACCGGCTTTCAGAGCGGCATAGACGTCCTTGGCCTGTGCCACGCCTTGCGTGAGTACGCCTTCGACCTTAAGACCAAGCGCGTTCTCTTCAAGCTTGTCCCAGTACCCGATAGGCACAGAGTACGAAGCATGGTTGAAGAACATCTTGGGCTTGGAACCGGATGTGATCACATCCGCGTATGCTCCGGCCAAAATCTTGAAGCCATAGCTATTGACGTTGTTGAAGCGCGTCGCATAGCCTTTCACTCGCCATTCGTGAGTGTCATCCAGACTCAGCTCAACGTCCTTCAGCGAAAGATCAATTAGTTGCTTTTTCATTGCTTTACGTCTCCGACTGGAGTTTGAGGCGCATTGCTCGATGCCACCTCTCCGAGCTTGTCGAGCGGCGCCAGATTCGTCTGTGCCGTCGGTGTATCGCCGCCCTCAATCGGCGGATCGTTTTCCAATGCTCGGACTTCGTTTCGTGTCTTGAAGCCGTTTTGTACGGCTGTTGCATAAGCGGCGTAGCGGCTTTGCAGGTCGCCGCGGAAAAAGGCGTCGAGGTTGAACTCGATCACCACGGATCCGCGCTCTTCCGCTCTCAAGATGCGGCTTTCGAGCGCCTGCTCGATGCTCTTGAGCAGAGGGTTCAAAGTGAATTTGTGGAAGCCGGCCACGATCTCTGCGATGCCGCTTCCCCATGTCGTTGCGCCGGATGCACCAATCAGCACCGGCGGCACACCGAACCATCGACAAATCTCTTCGACCCCATACTTGCGGCTCTCAAGGAGCTGTGACTGCTCAGGCGTCAAAGCGACCTGCTGGAACTTCATGTCGGCCTCGAGCACGATCATCTTCCCGGACTCGGACTTGAAATTGCCGAGCGCCTGACCAATCAAATCATGTTGCCCCTTCTTTCGGTCCAGGACATGGTCGACTGTCAGGATGCCGCTCGGGCGCCCGAAGTTCTGGGCGTTTTGCATCGTGTACTTTTGCGTAGCCATCGCTTCCTGGACGCTTGACCCCATGAACTCCAACTTGCTGAAGCCAAGGATCCCGGTCCCGATGTCTTTGATATGCAGGACCTGATCCGGAGTGAGGTCGTAGGTCTCGCTGTCGCGCACGTACTGATAGACCAAGCGGCCTGTCTGTTTGTCTGAAAAGACGGTCATCTGATCGGACGAAAGAGGCCACAGACTGATGACATCGCCGACCGCGTCGCGCACGATCTGCGCATAAGCATTGCCGCGAAGAGCCCATTGCAGGATCATGGCCTGCCAGAAGTCGCTGGCGGTCATCACCGAATTGGGATGGTCATGCAGGATCGTCCAGAGTCGCGATCCGCGATCCACTTTGCGATTGCCACGGGAGTCCTCTTTGAAGACCATTAGTGGCAAAGAGCTCACAGTCCCTGCGAGCAAGCGGGCACACGCATAGACCGTAGAGATCTGAAGCGCGATGTCAGGGGACATCGGTGCCGCGACCAGACTGGAGGGCGTCTCGAGCTGCTGCCCAGACTGGTCGGACATGACGCCACCCCACCCGAAGCGACTGAAGAAGCGTCGAATGAAAGGCATGTTCACACCACAATGATGTCGTCGATGAAGTCTGCGAAGCTCCCGCCTTCGTCTCGCTCGGACAAGCACATTGCCAGTCCGTAGATGAGAGCCACGGGACCGTCGATCTTCTGCTCGTAGCGCTCCTTGCGCGGATAGATGTTGTCCTTGGCGTCAAGCTTTGCCACGACATTCCCCATCATCCAATCCATGGCCGGGTTCTCGTCGTGAGTGAGCTTGCCGTCCTGAACAAGAGCTTCGAGCCACTTCATCGGCTCAGATACGTTTTGGACGGTGTTGCGGTACTCGACCATCGGAGCACCGTCCTCTGAAAGGTTCACGGCAAGCTGAGTCGCTTGCCAAGGGTCATACGCAATCGCCTGGACGTCAAAGCGTGACAAGTCTTCACGGATCTCTTCTTCGATGCGCGAGAGGTCTGTCATCGCGCCGCCAGTCACCGTGATTGCGCCTGTGTCGGCCCAACCTTGGTACTGCGCGTTCGTGCTCTTTTCGATCGCGACCTCAGGCAAGTAAAGCTTGGTCGACACATAGAAGCGAGGCTTTCCGTTCTCGTCCTGCTCCTTGAAGACAATCACCTTGGCCGTCACGTCGTTCTTCGCACCAAGGTCAAGCCCGATCACGCAAGGCTTCCCGAGCATGTCATCGAGATCTCGCACGTGCCCGCATCGCTTCCAAGCGACCAGATCCATCCAGGCTGTGCCGGCGGAACACCACACATCCAAGTGTTTTGTCTTGAAATTATTGGTCGCACTGGCGATGGCCATCGCTTTCTTTTGGAGCGGAATGATGACTTCCGGCATCACGCTAACGCCCCAGTTTGGGTTCGCCTTGATGAGCGCTTCCTCGGTCGTCCAGTCGTCGTCCTCGTCGATCGTGTAGATAACGCCAAACTGCGTCTCGTCCTCGATCGTTCCATCGAGCACGCCGCGGACCATCGTCCGCACTTCGTAGCAGATGCCTGAAGTATCAAAACCGGCAGTCGTGATCACCCACAAAAGAGAGTTCAAGCGCTTGCCCATCGACGTTTCGACCACGTCGTATACCGCTCGGGTCTTGTGAGCGTGAAGCTCGTCGACGCAGGCAAAGTGCGTGTTCAAACCGTCAAGTGTTGAACCTTCTGCGCTCTTTGCTTGGAAGGTCGAGTTTGTCCGCGGCACATAAAGGGCATTGGCCAAGACTTCGAGACCGAAGTTCTCGCGGAGCGCCTGATTGGCCACACACATCTGCTTGGCATCGCCAAAGACGATCTTGGCCTGATCTCGAGTCGTCGCAAAAGAGTAGACCTCAGCGCCTGGCTCTCTATCCGCCAGAAGGCAGTACAGGGCCACGCCGCTCGAAAGGCTCGAATTGTGCGTGATGATGTGACCCTCACTTGCCAAGTAGCAATGATCATGAGAGTCAACTTCAATACAGCGAACCGGGACAGAAGGAACCGGATCGCAACGAACTATCTGTCGATAATCTTGAAGTCCTCGTTTCTCCGGGCGACTCCTCATGCGACTGAGTTTCCTTGAAAGCTTGAAAACAGGCCTTTCGCGGTAAGCATGGAAAAGTACGCGATAAACCATCCCACAGTCTTTCCCGCAACACATCGCGCGCTTCTCGAGGAGCCGCGGACGCATTCCGAGACTCGCAACTAAGCGATAAACCTGTCTTGCAAGATACGGTCGTTTTTGTACGAATTCACACTGTCCTTGTCCCTTGCTGATGAATCCATCGGTATCCATCAGTCCCTGCAAAAGCTCAAGTCGCTGCTCAATCGAAGCATTCATGTACTCCTCTGGAATGTGTTTGTTGTGAAGCACACCAAGGCGTTCCAGCTTCTTATAGAACGAGCTTTTATCTGCGTAGAGACCTTTCGAACCAGAAGAAATGCTCCACGAGAAAGGGGCCGTCTTTGTAGATACGTCCCGCACCGGATACCCCATAGAACGAACTCGTTCAATGGTTTCATCGTCCGCACAGGTTAAGTTGGAGCTATGAGTCGTACCATCTCCTAACCACAATCCAAGCAGGTACGGCTCAAGGAAAAAGTCTTTATGACTGCCATCGACCGAAGGAACAACTGGAATGCGGTGATTACGATCGTTGCGACACATGACTGTAGCGGCGATTTCTCGGGTCGTTTTCACTGAAGGTTTAGGACCCGCGTTCTTCCCGCCTCGTCCTTTAAGACGATCTCTGTCGCGACGAGCATCCGTAACCCATTGGTGTTCGGCATCCGCCACGATGACTTCGCCGGTGTTGAACTCGACCTCATAGCAAGGACGTCCGTACATCACCTCGGTCGCCGCAACAATGCGACACGGCCTACCGTCCGATCCATAGACGTAGCCTCCAACCTTTAAATCGCCCATCCGAACAAACCCGGCAGGTGTCGGAATCAAAGTATCAAGCGAAAGGGCTTTCCCGTTACCTCTCGGCACCTCGATGTAGACGCGCCGAAATCGACGGCCGCCGTCAGATCGACGTCGCCAGCCGAAGATGGTCGTCAGGCTCCAGATCTGCCACGGCTCGAGTTTGATCTTCTGTCCGGCCAAAGCACCCTTGGTGTGAGTCAAGAGCTCGATGAACTTGCAGACGCGGTTTCCTTCGCTTTCCGAGAAAGCGTACAAGCCATGCTCCTTGTAGCGTCTGCGATCTTCCTGATTGCGGCGGACGGCCTTCTTGACGAATTCGCAAGCGAGCACCTTGCCACTCAGTACATCGGCCTCGTACTTTGCCGCCACTTTGCAAAAGTCTTTAGAAGTCACCAAACTCGTTTCCTTGATCGTCGTCTTTCTTCCGGACACTCACACGCGCGCGCGAGCCGGGCGTAAAACCAAGCTCGGTTTCACACTTGGCCAAAATCTGCTGCACTTTCACAAGCGCGTTAAAAGCAGGACTTAGATTTGGCGTCGGCTCGCCATCCTTCATGAATACGATGTCTCCTTTTTCGACAAGCTTCGCCAGCTTTCGATAGAGCGCGTAGTTGCGCGCCCACCGCTCGAGCACACCTGCATCGAGCGCAGTCAAAACTCCTTCCGGCGCGCACTCGACTGCCAGTTGCCAAGCCGCCCGGGCGTCCTTGTTCAAACCCACCGGAGGTTCGGTCGTCAGCGTGGCCGCCGTCATGTCGATCTGGCGGTGTCGCCGGCACGGCTGCAGAGTCCCCTGCGCCGCCTTCACGGACTCATCCTTTCGTGGTCTTGCCAAAGCTCAAAACTCCCAGTTTTGCACGCATAAAAATCGAGGGAGACGGTGCGGTTTGGAAGGGGAAACCTCCGAACTTTTGATCGGCCCCTACCCCTTCGCTCGTTCCCTGTACTGAAATTCCTCGTGCAAGATAAAAGATCCTGCTACGACCACATCTTCATAAAGGTCTTTATCGGCTTCTTGGTAATGCCACGAACCTTCTGTGTATGCCTTGAAGCCTCTCACCATGCCGGCGCCGATGTAACGCTCTTTGCCAGTTGCCTCAAACAAAACAACCGCTCCGTTGATCACCGCTTTGAACCTACTCAGCATTGTCGATGCCCAAAGTGTCATCTCAATCTCTGAGCACGACAGTTCAAACTCGATCAAAATCGGAACTACAAAGTGCCGCATCACCGTTTTCCCCTGTTTCCAAAGCCGCCATCCTCAGTAGCTGTCTTGCGCGAGTGACATTCGTGGCATAAGGCCTGAAGGTTCCGCTCGTCGTAGAGGAGGGAGCGGTCGCCCTTGTGCGGGATGATGTGGTCGACGTCTGTCGCCATCACGATCTTCCCCTGCTTGAAGCACTCTTCACAGTAAGGGTGCTGGGCGATGAATCGGTCTCGTAACTTCTTCCATCGGTACGTGTAGCCACGCGCGTTCGAGTTGCCCGCCTGTTGCACTCGGCGCTGCTCTCGCTTCTTGGCAGCGCGCGCCTTCGCTTCAGCGTCCCGTTTCTCGCCGGTGTCCTTGTGGCGCTCACAGTAGCGCTCGCCGCGCGGCACAGGGTTGTGGCATCCAGGATATGCACACAAAGTGAAGAGTGGCATTGCAAAACCCCTACAATCTACTCATCGAATAGTGGCCACAGGAAAACCAATGCCAGAAACAGATACCAAAATTCCATCTGAGTCCACCGCATCTGATTGGTCTAAAGAGATTGAAATCGCGGAAGACATCCGGAAACGGGCGCTTGACAACTACAAGCTAACCTCCATCGACCGTCTGAACATCCAGCAGGGCGTCATCCGAAACTACTTGTGGCTAGCAATGACCGTTTTAGCCGCAGACTTTGCCTTCTTCTGGCGAATATTCGAACAGTTTCAAGAGACTTCAGACCTTTGTCCGATCATCATCCTTGGCCTGTCCGTCTGTGCCGCTCTGGTTGCCCTCATCATCGGCATCAAAGCCATGACCGGAACCAACATCAACGATCCGGATGACAATTACGTCGAGATGTTCACCTATCTGACAAACCCGGAATACGACCAAGGGAATCACTATGCCCTGCTTGAGCGAGAGATCAAGAACATCAAAGCCGCAACCGAAGAAGCTCTTGACCGCGTTCATCTTCGAGGTCTAGCTATGCGCAGAATGAATGCTTTACTGGTGTTCTCCACCTCCAGCGGAGCCTTCTCTGCTTTTCTCTACTTTTTGCCAACCATCTTTTAAAGGAGGACATTTGACAGATCAAAAGAAAAGCCCACCGAAGCCGAAGGCACCCCCGCCAAACCCGTCAAGCCAACGGGGGCGCTCGACAACGGTCGGCCTGGGCAGATATATGGATCACGCTACTGTAAAGCGTAGATCAAAATAACCTAAAGCCCCGCACTCTTGCGGAGTTCCATTTACAACAAAGCCCCTGGATCTCGCGAACTCAGGGGCTTTGTCGTGAAAAGACTCAGGTTATTGCACTTCCTTGAGAGGTGTCCTGAGTACGCTTTCTGTTTTTCCTATGCATGACAAAGGAGCCATACGGCTCCTCTATCACGGCTCTGATCACACAGGCTTCAAATTGTTGATGTCATTCTGCTGTAGCTCTTTGAGCTTGTCAAACCGAATTAGCACTTTTGCGATTTCGTCTTGCCCCGTCTTGAGCATCTCGTCATAAAGTCGGTACCTGTAGCCCAATCTCTTGGCCACCCATCTCGGCTTTTTACTCGGAAAGCAGTAGTGGTATCTGAGGGTCTGTTTATACCGATGCCTCTCTAGTGGGCTGTCAGGCAAAGACATCCAAGCCCTCTCGACCAACAAAGCATCCAACTCGTCCACTGGAGGCGGTTCATCTACAGGAGCCGGAAGAGGCTCGTTTTTCCCTCGGCGTCCATGCTTCTTTATGGCTATCCACAACCAGCTCTTTCCTGGCGGATTTGTATCCGCCGCCCACCGTCCCCAGTTGTGGAGGCGATCTGCGAGCGCCTCACGATCGCTTTGTGACATCATGGGAGTCTTTCTCCTTAGCTGCCTGGCCACCGTAGTAATAGCCCTTGATGAACGCGGCACGCTCTTCATGGTCGTGGATTAGGTTGGCTTGGCGTGAAAGATTTTCGCCGCGCTGTGCGGCTTGCCACCCGGCTCTATAGGCCGACTCGATCCTTTCGCTCTTCTTCACGTTGTCTTTTCTCCTCTTGCCGACTGATCACATCTGCCACCTTCGCTTCGGCAATCGCAAGCGCGGCGAGCTCTCCCATGCCTGCCTTGTCCAGATCTGCCCTTCTGGCAAGGGAGAGAAGGTTCAGGACGGTCTCAAAGTCAAGCTTGATCTGCTTGATGGACATCACTTGGCTCCAAAGAAGTCGCCGAAGACCTTCAAGGCATCCTCGGCGGAGGCGCTCTTCTGTGGTGCGACACCCTTGCCGAGGTCATCAAGACGCTTCAGCGCCTGCTTCTGCTGCGCCACGTACTGATCTCTGATAGCTACCGCGTCTTGGTATCGACCCGTGTTCTCGAGCCAGTGCAGGACATCCAGCAACACATCACCATCGATCTCGATCTTGTATCTCATCCGATCACCCCAAAGACGTAGTAAAGAATCCGAAACACGAAGTAAGAGATGACACCGAAGGACAGCCAGCCGATGAAGCCGTAAAAGCAGAACCAAAATCTCGTCCGGGCGGTCGGCCGACCTTGCTCTTCCCAGATCACGCGCAAGAGCTGCATGATTGGCGCCTGAAGTACCCACAAAAAAAGATTCATTTATCCACCTTGAGTCCTAAAAGACGAGCTTCTCGCCGTTCGGCATTGCCCAGAAACCGTGTAAAGCGGTTGTAGGAAATTTCCTCATAAAAGGACCTCTGACCCACTCGCCACAGCATCTGCTCAATACGTCTCGCGTCCTCAATCGGCACCCGGACGTAGATCGTTCTCTTCTTTTCCTTCATTTGTTCTTCCTTTCGTCAGCGCCCCATTCGTAGAAGCACCATGTCAGTCCAGCTATGGATCCGATGAGGTACATCACCGCTTCGACAGCCTTAAGAATTGTCGAAGCGTGGCTTCCAATACATAAAAGAGAGCCCACAAGCATCGCGTCGAAACCGATGGCCAATGCCAATGCCTTGTAAAAACGACTACTCATTTGCTTCCCATCCAACGAAATGCACAAACAAATCCGTAGATCATCTCAACCAAACAAAAAGACAGAACCTTTCCCGGCATAGGAATCTCCATCACGAAAGCCATGAGAATGACTGACATGCATCCAGTCAGGACCCCACCTATGATCAAGATGCATGTTTCCAGCGCGCAAAACATCGCTTTATCTACCTTGTCTGTCATTCCTATCCCAACCCTTTCTAGGGCCTCCGTGAGATGATTTCGGAGTGTGCGCCAACACATCCCAAAACCAAACCACGGAGGCAAAAGTGGACTTCATGCTTTTAATCACGGCTCTTGGCTCTATTTCGGCCATTGCCATGCTGATCCTTTATCTGGCTACGACCACAATGCCTTCCATCATTGACTTGGTATGGCGACCGGGTGAAGACCTTTATCGCCACCCGTGCACCATCCTGAGCTTCACTTACGTGTCATCGTTTCCGCGCGTCAGACTGGTATCGGTCTCGTTGCCCGGATACGAGCTCCGACCGAGGGAGAGCTCATTGGCCTTCCGCACTTCTGATCCTTCAGTCGTCGCCATCCGGCTCCCAGCAGGATTGAGCGGGTACTCTGCATCGTTCATGCTCGACTGTTTCCCGTTAAAGGGGCAGCCGTTGCCTCCACAAAACCCGCAGGTTTCTTTCCGGATGCGATGGCACCGTATCTCATGGTCGCGAAAGCGTCTGCTTAAGCGTCCCAGCCAAGCGGAGTGAGCCATGCTGACTCCGCAAAGCCCAAGGAACGACAAGCAACTTACCCAATCGTTCATGTCTTCTCCTTCACCCGATTCCTTTTCAAGTGCCGGACCACTGCCTCGCGCAAGAAGCTGACAGCCTCTGCCTGCTGCTGGCGGTCTTCTTCCGAAAGGTCGAAGCCGTCGATGCGTCGAAGCAGCGCCATGGCCTTTTCGATCTCGATCGTGATGCCTTTCGGGCCTGTCTTCTTGGTAGGGCTAGACTCCGGGCATGTCCGTTTCATCACGCACTCCCAAAGATGTCCCCGACCGCCGGAGCCTTGCGGTACGATCCGCCGATGAATTGCATGGCGTAGCTCTTTCCGTTGATGCGATCCATGACACGGTCGCCGAGCACCTCTGCGAGCGCTCTCGGCATCAAATTCGTGAGGAAGATCGTCGGTCGGTTTTCAGACAGTCGTCCGTCGATAATCTGAAAAAGGATCGACTGCTCATTTGCCGTGCCAGCCTGCACACCGATCTCATCCAGCACCAGAAGGTCGAGGTCAATAAAGCGACGTTTGGCCGCGTGTTCGCTTTCGTCAGCGTCTGCGCGCCACTGTGAACGCACATAAGAGATCACGTCCGGAACCCGGGCATAGAGTGCGGTGATGTCTGGCAGCAGGCTTCGCACTATTGAGCAGGCAAGGTGGCTTTTGCCAGTCCCCGGGTTGCCGAAAAACAACAAGCTGTAGCCGTTGTCGCGCACACTCTTCCAGTTGCAGACATAGCGCCGGCACAGGTCCAGGTTTCGCTTCTGGGTGTCGGTTTTAGCCTCGAAGGTGTCGAACGTCTTTTCCTTGAAATCTTCCGGGATGCAGGCTCGTCCAATGGCATCCTGCAAACGTCGAATATCTGCCTCGGCCTTTGCTCGCTTAAGCGCCTCTTCGCGAGCCTCGGCATCCTTGATGCTCTTGATACGCAGACATTCTGGACAAGGTGCATCACACACTTTCTGGCCATGCACAAAAACTACGCGCCCAAGGTACTGCCCGTGCAACTGGCAATCACGAACCTCGTCGTGCCAGCGCATCTTTCCCATCGACTGACGGTGGAGAATCGTTCCGAGTTTTTGAGGTACCTGCATTTCACTCGTTCCTATCGGTATCGGGAGCTCGCTTCCAGTTGAGCGACCCATCAGGGTTAAAAGGGTTTTCCTTCGTGTAGTACGACTCGTCAAATCGAATCTTCGGGTTGAGGTGGTCAGGGATTTGCTTCTTTGGCGGTCGAGCTGCAGGCGATCTCTGATTGTTTTGTCGCCTTACCCAAGTCATCCAAGTGCTTGACCAGCCTCGTTCAGTGCGGCGCTCACCTCGCCCTTGCCCCTCCGTCCAGTAGAACGCGAAGTCAGTAAACACAACTTCCGGGTCGAGATCCGGGCGAACCTTCACGATGTATTGCCGCCACTTGTCGGGTAACCCCTTCAGATCAAACGGGTGCTTCTGTTCTCTGATCTTGGGAGCTTTTTTCGCCGCTTTGTCCCCACAAGCTTCGTTCGCCGCCGGAGGCTGATCTGGCTCAAGCGAAAATGGCGAGTCGCCTACTGACAGATTTATCTGTTCAGTTATCTGTTCAGTTATCTGTTCGGGTACCGTTTTTGGTAGTGGTACTCCGTCCGTTTTTGGAGGGGGTGTACTACCAATTTCGGAAGTGGTGACAATTTCGGTACTACCGTTTTTGGTAGTACCAATTTCGGTAGTAGTGATCGCATAAATGCTGTTTCGTCCTGCCTGACGATTGATCGTCACGATTCCAGCGTCACCAAGACGTTTCAGCGACTCTCGAACGGTTTTGGCGTTGAGCTTTGTTTCGGCAGACAGCGTCGCAATTGACGGGAAACAGGTCAGGTCGTCATTGGCCCACCTTGCGAGCGCAAGAAGTGTGAGCCGTTCTGCCGACGATCCGACATCAGCACTCCAAGCGATTTCTGTTGCCTTGTATCCGTGAGCCATAAAAATTACCTCCCAATCCTTACGATTCGGATTGAGTAGCTTCTGGCTCTTCCACCGTTTTAGATTCGTGAGCAGACTGGATACCCAATGTGCGAGCCCAATAGTCTTCAGGGCGCGAAAAAAGATCGGGTCGTACCTCCCAAGGCATGAACCCAGTTGCTTCACAAAAAGACCAGATCTTCCCCTCGGGGACGCAGTCGCGGCGAATCCACCCATTGATGCATTGCTTGGTCACTCCCATGGCCTTACTTAGCTTTGCCAAGCCGCCATACGAAATGATCATGCCCTTCAGGTTTTTCACTACAACCTCCATTATTTGAGTACACCGCGAGTATATGCAACTTTTCTGATAAAGTAAACTGCACGTTTATGATTCAGGATAGACAGCTCTAGGAGGATTCAATGAGTGACCTATCCAATGCGATCATGAATCGCGTGAAAACCTTGCTAAAGGAAAAGGACATCAGTCAAGCCGAATTTGCAAGGAAAATCGGGGCAAGCCCTCAAACTCTTTCGGCGTGGCTGATGAACCGAAACACCCCCGGTGTCGACTCGATTGCCAAAATGTGTGAGGTTTTGATGGTTTCTCCTTCCTGGCTATTTACTGGGAAAATGGACGATCCCAATCATCAAACCATCATCAAAGAAGACACCATTTGTATCCCGCTTTTCGAGAACGTCACTGCCTCTTGCGGTAATGGGACGCGAATCGAAACAGCAACAGAAGTTCGCTTAATAGAGGTTAACCTTCAATGGATTTCTAGGTTCTGCGGCTCCGCTAACAAGCAAGCACTGAACATCATTTCCATAAATGGTGATTCGATGGAGCCTACCTTCAGGGATGGCGATTTTGTGATTGTCGACATCAGTGCCAAGCGAGCCTACACAGATGCCATCTTCGCGTACATGCTTGACGATGATCTTTTTGTCAAACGAGTTCAGCGTTCAGGTCGGAATCTTGTAATCATGAGCGACAACCCCCGCTACAAGACCATAACGCTTACCCCGGAAGAAATGGAGTACGGTTTCAAAATCATTGGCAGAGTAGTAACTATCTGCAACATCAAAGCCATTTAACGAATCGCAAACCAACCACCAAGCCGCCATTGGGCGGCTTTTTTGTTGCCAAAAAATATACGACCTAGGGAAATTACTATAAATGCAAGATTTACGTCTGTAAATTTCTGATGTATGCTTCTTGTTGATGACGTAAATTTTAGATTTACTTCATCGACTCAAGCACCTCTGAATCATAGACGTAATCGCACCATGACAACCACCAAACGCAACCCATTTGAAGATCTCTACGGCCATCTCATCACGGAAGCGTTGAGCGAGCAGGACAAAAAGGCCTCAGCGTCGAAAGAGACAACTGAGACCCAAACTCGCATGACACGAGAGATCGCACGAGGCATCTGGAAGGCCGCATGCAACACAAAGTGCGTCTTGCAGCCATTCGAACTTCACGAGCGCCTACAGGCCCTAGCTGCAAACCTTGATAAAGCCATTGGCGCCGATACCTCACTTCCGATCGGGCAGTTCCTTTCCGGCGATGGCGTAGATCATGGCTCGAATGTAGGTGGCCTCCAGCAACATCCCCATTCGGTCAATCTCGCGAGTCGCCTGCCTACGGAAATCAGCCTCACTCTCCGAGTTCAGGCTGGGAGAGACGTCGAACAACACCTTGGCACGATTTTCAATCAGCTCACTCTTTTGCTCGGGGCTCATACGAGGAAGCTCAAGGACTCGGCTCTGCAAGGCGGCAGCGACGACCTGAGCAGCGGCGTCTAAAGAAATGTCGTTTTGATCACACATAGAAGGTTCCTCCAAAGGATGGTTAGAGAAGTCGGAAATCGCAAACTCCCCGACCCTCTAATCATCCCACGGAGCCCCGGACAAGGTAGGCAGCAATGCAAAACACGCAGGAAAAACTCGACGCCCTGGCCAAGGCAGAAAAGGCAAGCGCCGTTTGGTCTCCGTACGAAAGGATGCTCATGAAGTATCTGCGAGGCGAAATCCTTCGTGGTGATGAGGCATCTGCCAGGGGATTCTTCAAAGACCTTTATGGCGTTGTGTGCAAGAAGCGCGCAGCTCTGATCGATCTCGAGTCGGAACTCTTTCCCTACAAGATTTACAACCCAGACCGCAAGGAGGCCAAGAAATGACACGACTGATCCAGTGGCTCATGACCGAAGACAATCACGGCGACTCGCCGATCTGGCTCGCGGCTTCTGTGGCGACAGGCCTTGCAAGCCTCCTGTGGATCTGTGGACTGCCAACCTTCTGAGACGCCTTCTGGCTGGCGCTGCTGATCTTCCACCGCTTTTTTGGCCTCTTTGAGCGGTAGCGGCGCCAGCCACAAGACCGAGTCTTTTTTCCTGTCACCGGCAAATTTTTCCCTTCAACCCATCGTATGCGCAATCTCTCGCAGCCGGTGGCAGGAAAAAGGGCTCGAGAGCACTTGAAGATGTACCCGGCTGCGGGAGGGCTCATTCCCCGACCCCGCAGTTAAAGATGGTCGATCCGCGGGTACATCGCCAAGGGCTCTCCGTCCTTGAAGGAGGGTCGTCGGAAGCGACGTTAAAGCCGTCAATAGGCCCCGTGAAAATGGATAGTGGGCCCGAAGGAGTGAAAGGCTCCGGACCGCTGTGACCCCGCCGAGGTGGGCGGGCTGAGTGCGAGCGCGGCACGGATCCGGCAGGATACCGTTAGCGGGGGTGACGCCGCCCCGTCAGGCCTTGGCCTTTTCGAAAGAGAAGGGCCACGTGAGCCTGCTCAGAGAATGTGTGCATCGAGCAGGTTGACGTGGAACAACCCCGCACGCTGAGCCTTCGCAGACGCGACCACGGTAGTGCGCGTGCCGGCGCCGCTCTATGACCGAAGTGATGCGCAACCCGCGGGGTTTTCCTTTTTTTTCGCAGGAGATCCAATGCAAAACATCCAACTGTTTGTCGGCCTGATCGTGATCGCCTTCATCGGGTTCCTTGCCGTCGGCATCGTCGGCGCAGGCATCTGCTTCTGGATCGATCTGGTCACCGCCATCGTGAGGTAGTCATGCAAGACATAGACCCGAGACTAAAGATCATCGCCAACCACTTTGGTTTTCAAGCTCAAGCCGAGAAGGCCATCGAAGAGATGGCCGAACTGATGGTCGAGATCAAACATATCGAGAAGCGGAGTGAAAACTCAGCATACGATTACGTGCGCCTCATCGAAGAGCTTGCAGACGTGAAGATCATGATCGATCAGCTGGTCTACCTCGTCCGTCAGGGCGAAGAATGTGCCGACAGTTTCGACCTTCAGACCGAATACAAGATCGAACGCACACTGCGGCGCGTCGAGGCTGAAAAGGAGGACGTATGACGACCTACCGTCTTCGAGACCGCAAGCTCCAGCAGAAGCTCGACGAGCTCAGTCATGGCGCTTTTTCAGAGATGCTCAAGACAATGGGCAGATTCTTGGTGAAAAAGCAAGCCACCAACGTCCAGCTTGGCGAGAGCCGCTTCACCGTCACGCTCTTCAGAGAGGACATTGAGATCGCGCCGGAGTACGACCCGAACGATTGGAATGTCTTTCCGGACGTCACTCCTCCAGAAGGCGTAATGATGCGGTGCATTATCAAGACGCCTGGCAGAAATCTGGATGGACCTGAGCCTGAGCTTCCGAAGATTTGTGCACGCACTTCAGGCGTTTGGGATGGACGACGATGGCAATTCTTTGGGTATGGAAGCCTTTGCGAAGGCAGCACAGTCGAGTACCGCACATGGGAGTGACCAATGCTTCGATTCCCCGAACAATATGAACGCGTGCACTTTCCGAGCGGGCGTTTGTACCGAATTCCCTTTAATGGCGTAAAGCTCACCGTGACTGCGACGCTGGACACGGACGACAAGGGAATAACTTGGGAGCACGTAAGCGTTTCTCTCAAGCACCGAATTCCAACTTGGCAAGAGCTGAAGTTCATCAAGATGCTCTTCTGGGATCCGGAAGACGAAGTGATCCAGTTCTTTCCGCCTCAGTCGGAGTACATCAACGTTCACAAAAACTGCCTGCACCTCTGGCGGCCGATCAACGTCGATCTACCTTGGAGGAAAAAGTCATGAGAAAGACCGAAGCCGTGTGGCACAAGTTCCCCGAAGAAACTCCGCCAGAAGGCGTTCAGATCTTGGTGACTTGGAAGGGCGAAAACAACAGCTTCGAAGTGACTTTGGGCTTCTGGAAGTTCGACAAGTTCACAGGTGGAACGTTTTCGCATCCGTATGACTGGGTGGCAACGCCAATCGCCTGGGCCGAGCTCCCAGAACCTTACAAACCCGACTAACCTCTTCGGCCGCCGTCCGCGATGTGTGCAAAGCGTCGAGAGACTGCAACTGCCTAGGGTACTGCGCGGGCGGTGGCCACCATAAAGGAACCAGAATGGAAGCAAAGATATGCTTCGGAAAATACGAAGCGCAAGTACTTCTCGATGCACTGAACTGCTACATCGAGAATGGAGGATTTTCAGATGACATCACGGCCAACGTTCTTTACGACCGTATCGTGGATGCTTTCAAAGTCTACGGCATTGATCTTGAATCGGACGATGATGACGAATGAGATGAGCCGCCTCCGGGCGGCATTTTTTTTGCCATCGACATGACAACCACCACACACGACACCGCATGGGAGGCGCACTGCGCCCGGATGCAGCAGCACGTCTACGGCCCCCAGGATCGCATCAAGAAGGTGCGCGCCTTCGTGTCAAGGTATGGCGTACTTCTGGCGGCCTGCACCATCGCCGTCCCACTCATCACCTATTTCGCTTACTGGAAGATCACATCCATTCTTTGAGGTACTTATGGCATCTACTGAAATCGCTGAGATCGACGACAAGCAGCTGATCCAGACGCTGAAAAACTCTTTGTACCCTGGCGCGGCTGACGCATCGGTGCAGATGGTTCTGGACTACTGCCGGGCCCGTCACCTGGATCCTTTCCTTCACCCCGTCCACATCGTTCCGATGAAGGACAACAAGAACAACTGCATGCGGGATGTCATCATCCCCGGCTTGAACCTGTACCGCACGCAGGCGGCCGAAAGCGGTCGTCTGGCAGGCATCTCCGAGCCTGAGTTCGGCGACCCCGTCACCTTCACATACGGCGGCCGTGATATGTCGGCTCCTGAGTGGTGCCGCGTCACTGTCAAGCGCTTGCTCAAAACCGGTTATGTAGCCGAGTTCACAGCAGTGGAGTACTTCACGGAAGCCTGCGCCGTTTCGAAGGAAGGTATCCCGACGCCGATGTGGCGCAAGCGCCCGCGCGGGATGTTGGCCAAGTGTGCCGAGAGCCAGGCGCTTCGCAAAGCGTTCCCGGACATCTGCCCGGATCGCACGGCAGAGGAAGCCGAAGGCCACGACATCGATCCGGACGCGCCGGACATTGTCGACGAGAGCCAGATCCAGTCGCCCGAAGAGCGTGAGCTCGCGCAGTTGGCTTTTGCAGCCGCCAATGAGGGAAGCGAAAGCTACAAGGCATTCTGGCAGAGCCTCACCAAAGAGCAGAAGCAGCAAGTTCGCGCACTGTACCCGAAAGGCCTAAGCGAGGTGGCAAAAGAAGCCGACGCAATGGCCGCAGAAACTGAATAGGAGCAACCATGACTCAACTTGCACTCATCCGCCAGGGAGGTCTTCTGGAAGACATCGATGAAGCCCTGCGCGAACTCAACCGATGTGTTGGCTATATCGGAAAAGGCGGCACCTTGACGATCAAGATCTCTGTGAAGCCCGCTACGAAGAACAGCGGATCTTCCGTGATCGTCAGCGATGACATCAACCTCAAGACGCCGAAGATGCCGACCGCTGAGACGATCCTCTTTGCGACTGATGACGGCGATCTGTGCGAATCCGATCCCCGCCAGCGCAAGCTCAATTTCGACAAGGTAGAGACGACAGAAGAGCCGGCTGCCGAAGCAGAACGTTTCAAGAAAGTGAACTGAGGTACCAACCATGTCTGAAACCAACATCCAGAACTCCACCCCCGTCGAAGTCGCAAAGCCCTTCGCCATGAGCATCGAGGGCGTTCCGCACATCGCTGTGCCGAAAGACTTTGTGGTCAGAACAGCCGATGAGCTGCTCCCGAAACCGCCGAGAGATGCCCGGACCGTGAGAGTCATCGACTCCGACAGCTTCAAGAGCTACCTCGACATCCACAAGACCACACGAGCCGCAGTCCATGTGAACTCCAAATGGCCCGATGCCGGCTGCGACGATTGTCTGGCCTGCGGCTTTTGCGACGATGCCGACAGCGTCGTGACGAGCTGGCGAGACCATCAAGTCAAGCTCGATCCGCTGCTCAGCAAAGACTTTGTCGAGTGGCGCGACATCGATGGCGAATCGCTGTCGCAGGTCGAGCTGTGTCGTTTCCTTGACCGCCACCTTTCCAACATAGTTCGTCCGGACGATCAACCTAAGGCTCCGTCTTCTTCTGAAGTCCTGACCTTTGTGTCGAACTTGTCAGACGTCAAGAAGGTGGAGTTCAAGAAGTCCGTGAACTTGGATAACGGCCGAGTCCAACTCACCTACAACGAACTCGACGCCGACGGCGGCACGGCAAACATCTCGGTTCCGCGTGACTTCTGGGTCCAGCTGCGTCCGATCGTCGGCCGAGAAGACCGCTACAACGTTCTGGCCACCATGCGGTATCGAATCGTGGATTCGACCAAGCTGGTCTTCACGATTGAGCTTCGAGACCTGGACATCCTGCTCGAGGAGATGCGCGACGAGATGGTCAAAGAGCTCCGCGAGAAGGTCGCCCCGATCCCTGTCTTTTTGACACGCTGATATGCACTGGCTCCCTTACCCCATGTGCAAGCCGCACGTGGTCGCCACGTACATCACGACGGTCGTGAACAACCTGAACCGGTTCTACGAGGTCAAGCTGCTCTCGTGGGATGGCCGCAGGTGGGACTCGACGAAGTGGGAAAGGGTGCTGGCTTTTGTGCCGGCGCCTGTCCCTCCGCGTTACGTGCCGCCGTGGGAGAAAGATCAACGAAACCAGTCAAAAGACGAGGAAAAAGATGTCTGATGGATTCATCAAGTATTCTGCGCTGGCCGCCTTTTTTCGTATCACAGAAGACGAGATGCGAAACTGGCTGGCGACCGGCATCGCCCCGGACCACCTTCGCGTGCCGGGCCGCAGCAATGGGCCTCGACTGGCGGATCCGGAGGTCCGAGACTCGGATCTTTGTACCGCTGCGGACGTCTGCGCCTTTTATCGCATCTCTACGGAGACACTCCGGCGATGGCAAAACATCGGCAAGTTTCCGCGCCCGGACGGACCGGTTCTCGGACATTCCAAGCTTTGGCGAGTCCGAACTGCTCGAAACCCGGCTCTCAAGCTTAAGCGCCAAACGGCCTGACAAACCCCGATCAAGCACTGCGCTTGGTCGGGGATTTTTTTATTTTGGAAAAACAGAATTCTGCCCATGCGGTCATCATCGGTCGCCGTTGTTCAAGAAGGTCTGAGCGTTGGTAGGCCTGCTCAACCTCGTTGCCGGTCTGGTGCTGCAACGCCTTCTCGGCAAGCACGCGATCATAGCCGTGCTCTGCGGCCCAGTCGCGAAAGGTCGAGCGCATGCCATGAATGGTGAACCCTGGCTTGAGCATATGCAGCATCTTGATCGGGGAGTCGAGAGCAATATGCCCCCGCATGCGGTAGCCGAAGAAAATGTACTCGTTCACATGCGGGAAAGTCTTGAGCCACTTGAGGACCTGCGGGCTCAGGGGGACCCGATGGGGCTCAGGGCGACCGTCCTTGCGTCGAGGGCAGATC